CAGTAACTATCTTTTTTTGATAACTCTTCTAAACTCATGCTTCAAAAGTACAAAATTATTCAACACCCCCATTCAAAATAATTGATTTCTTTTTGAAGTTTAGAATAATCACCGCCTGAAACTATCAAACGGTGTAATTCTTTTTTCTTTTCATCGATGCTAATTTGCTGGTGACCGTTACATTTATCGTTATAGTTTTGAAACTTACAACTCTTTGGATCGTGTCGGCAGGTCTTGCAGGATTTTAGCATTTAAATAACCACTTCCAAAAGTTAAACTTTACTTTTACTTTAGGCTTCTCACCCATTTCATTTGCTGTATAGGAATAGTGTTGTTTCATAGTTTCTCTAATTGTCTTATTGCCCATTGAGCGTAGTTAATAATCTTTTCAAAATCTTGTTTGTCTTGTCCTTTTTTTCTAAATATTATAAGTTTTATTGTTTTTAAGATTACTAATTGAAGTTTTACTTACCCCAAATTTTAAACCTAATTCTTTTAAAGTTAATTTAGAATTTTTAATAAAATTAATATCTTCATCTTTTGTAATTTTTCTATTAGAACTTTTAACCCCAGTGCTTCCTGTATTTAAACCATTTAAAATAGCGTGTTTTACGTTATAACTTCTAGTACACCATTCTAAATTTTCAACTCTATTATCGTGTTTTATTCCATTAATATGATTTACATCGGTATAATTATTTGGATTAGGTATAAATTTATTTGCTATTGCTCTATGTAAATAAATAGTTTTACCATAAATATTAATTGCTTTATATCCTTTTCCTATTTTACAAGATACATCCATATTTGTTTTAGTTAATGCATAACCTTCTTTAGTTAAATTTAAATCTAAACTATTGCTATGGTTATTCATACATCCACAAGTTCTATCGTGTAAATTTTCAACTAATTTAATATTTATTTCTTTTATATTATCGCAAACTTCGCATTTATAAATAGCTCTTTTTTTGCTTTTTTCGCTTAACATAATTAATTTTAAATATGTTTTCCCTTTAATAAATTTTTTAATTTCCATCTTTTTGTTCTTTTAAATATAAATCAATTAATACTTTAGTCTTTTCTAAATCTTCAATAAACTGCCCTTTTTTTCTACAACGCACAATTCTTTTAATTAAATCGAATTCATAACTGTTTAATTTTTGCTGTTCACAAAATTTATAAATACTTCCGTTTGAATTGTCGTAGTGTTCTGGCTTGTTTACTATTTCGTTTATTGTATCTGATATTTTCATTTTACAAATTTATTAAATTATTGTATTACTTTTACTTTAAGTTGTTGTTTATAATGGTTTTAAATTGGTTCGTACTTTCTTATAAATTCATCGTTATATCCAATTTCAATATTAAAATATTTTTCATCTTCTAAATATTTAAACGAATGTATCCAATGCCAACACTCAACCCCATTTATAATTTTGGAAGGTAACTCTAAATTTTTAGCAGTTCCAGACATTCTAAACTCTTTACCTAAAGGTGAAACTTGTGTCCCTAAAGTTATATTTATAGTATTGTTACCTATTAAAATCTTGTCCATATCCTTCCCATATTTTTACTGTTATACCTTTTGCTCTTAATTCTGAAATTCTTAATTCCTGCAATGCTGATAGTTTGCCAATATGGCGTTTAACCTCAATATACATCGTTTCGCCATCTCGGTGACAAAGCAAATCAGGATATCCCGATGCTGATAGTTTAATTATTTTTAAACAAAGCCAACCTTCTTTTGTCAGTTGTTTGATTATTTTTGTTTGTATCTGTTGCTCCAACATTGTATAATTTTTTAAAGGTTGATAGTGTAAAATCTTTTTTTAACATTACTGATTTATAAATTTTTTCTTCAATACCATCTTTTGCAAATATCCAAAAAATAGTATTTTCTTTTCTATCCATTGTTGTAAGTCTATCTTTAGCTTGAAAATAACTTACTGCTGAGAAAGCAATATTAAAAAAAACTAAGTGATCCGCCATTTTCAAACTTATGCCTTCACGCCCTGAAACAATTTGTAAAGCTATCCATTTATCTGAATTATTAAATTCTTCTAAATCGGTGGTTAATTTATTACCAATTGATTGTTTTAACATTTCCAATTCAGCAATAAAATTATAAAAAATAGCAATCTTATATCCTTCAAACTTTTCTTTTATAAATTCTGCTTTTGAATTATCAATTATTTGAAAAGTGCCATCTTCATGCTTTATAGTTCCAGAATATAGTTGATGTGTTTTCTGTTGTAATTTCACACCTGTATCGGCAATAATTGATTTTCCTGCTTTGTTTGTTACTACTAAATCTTTATGTAACCTTTTTACAATAGCGTATGTTATAGGCTTCATTTCAACCTCCAACACCATTTCATTAACCGATGTTGTAAATCCTGCCTCAGCTTGTGTGAAAGTAATAATAGAGTGTCTTATCAAATGCCAAAAGTCTTTTTTCTTTGCATTTGAATAGTCTTTTACTTGTGCATATCCTAAATACTTTAATTGAATATCCACATATTCATTAGCCCATTGGTAAAAGTTCTTATACTGTTTAAACGGGCTATTATTTGAAAGTGTAAACAAATGATAGTACTGAGAATAACTTTCGGGTGTGGGCGTTCCTGATAGCATTATCATAGGTATATTGCCAAACCTTGTCTTTACATCTTTATAATACTTTGATGGCTTTGGGTATGAACTATAACCATGTACCTCGTCAATTATAACAACATCGTAATCAATTGAGGTTATTTTATGCAAACTTTCACGATTAATAATATCGATGTGAAATGTATAATCAAAATTTGTATAATCATTTTGTATTGAAGAAAACGCTTTGATTTTTGTAATAAATAAAACTCGCTTTGCATTTACTTTTTTACAAGTTTCTAAAGCCATTAAGGTTTTACCTGTTCTAACCTCAGCAAATATACACACTAACTTTTTACGGGTTAAGATTTCAGCAGCGTCTACTGAAATCTTTTCTTGATAGTTTCTTAATTTCATAATTAAAACATTAAATCGTTATCTTCTTCTTTGATTGTTTCAACATCTTTATTTGAAATTTCAAACCAACGTTCCCCGTTTGTGTTTCCTGTTAGGTATTCAAAATTATAAAATTTTGCGTATTGTTCAATCCAGCGTGTAAACCTATTTTGACTTAATTTATAAGTTTTAAAATCAGGATATTCATTTACAAAGCTGTTATAATATGTTTGTTTATTGCAACGAGTGTTAAACTCCATATTTTCGTTTTTACCATTTACATCAGGTTTTGTCCATTCATAAAATTCAAATGATGTATTCTTAATAAATTTACGAACTTCAAGATTTTTAAAATCATGTTTAGTCAATCCGTTTTTTAAATAATATTGTACACATTGTATCATAAAATTATCAAACATCGACCATTCATCTTCATTCCAATCGTCAAATAATAAGTGACCAAATTCATCTAATGGCGTGTGTTTGTAACTAAAATAATCAGCAAGTTCAACCTCAAATTTTCTTCTTTCAAAAGAACCACCAACGCCTCCAATAGTGTAGTTAGTTGTTATTAATATTTTTGGGCTTTGTTGTACTGGTAATTTAATAGCGTCTTGACCTTTATATTCCAAAGTTATACCCTCAGTAATTAAACTAAATAAACTTTCAAAATTAAAGTTCTTTTTAACATCGTCAAACACTAATATTTGAGTGTCGGTGCTAACAGTTTGATAAGGAAAACTTTTTGTAAATTCAAAGGTTTTCCCATCAATACTGCTTACTTTTTTCATTTGTGAAAGTGCATTCCAAAACAACCCTTTTCCACTCCCTCCATTTGGGTTTTCAGAAATAGTTTCATCATTAAAAATAATAGCTTTATTATTTGCGCTTGTCTTAAAAGAGTGTAATAAATACCCAATAACTGATTTAAAACTATTATACTTTTCAGCATCTTGACCAGCAATAAGCCAAAGGAATTTTCTAAACACTGAATTATGATGATTGCTTTCTTTATATTCTCTATTTACTATTTGTCTTTTCCAAACAAAACCATCCAAATCTAAATAATCAATTGTTGAAATGTTTTCATCTTCTATTTTTACAACGCAATTATTAAAATATAAAAAACATTCTGTTTGTGTATCTTCTTTTATTTTAATTTCTGAACTTTCTAAAAAACTTAAAAAATCAGGTTGAAAATATTTTGGAGTTGAAGCCATAAAATCATACGGACTAAATCCAATATCTTCACGTGATAATAAATTTTCAAGTACAAAATCTTTTATTCTTTTTTCACTTGTTTCCTCAACAAGGTTTTGTTCAATCTTTATAAAAGTATAAGTATTTGTGTCAGTAGGAAAATATTTAAAAAAGTTGTTTTGTTGTAACCAAAATTTATATTTATGTGGGCTTAAATTAACTTTACCTTTATCATTATAATACCAAAAATCTGAAACTGATATTTCTTCTTTGATTTCATCAATACACTTTTCAATTTCTTTTTTATCATAATCTGAATGATAATCTAAAACTTCTTTTTTATTTTTTCCTGTTCTAATTTGTTTTTCAATTTTTTGTTTAATTGATTTGTCTTCAAAAAATTTAGTTCCAAACTGATTTGTTTTTTTGTATGCAGAATTTGAAAGCGCTAAAATCTCTTTACTATCAAAATCCTTTGTTTCATATTGAAGTAATGTTTGTTCAGCAACATTTTTATTAATCCCAAAATCATTAAAAGCCGATGCAAGTTTAAAAAGATTTGTATTTCTATTACCATTACTTAAAGTATATTTACCATCAAACCATTTCATTAAATTGGTTATAATTAAATTATCTGATTTAATTGCTATTGATACATTTTTTAAACCAATATCTTCAACTTCTGGCAAATCAATTTTATCCCATAATATTGAATTTTCATTTATAAACAAATCAGGATCGTAGCTTTCAAAACAAAACCTAGAAACATCTGAACCACTATCATCCCAATTAGGATGATTATAATAGTTTTTTAGGCTTTTAAAATACTCTTTGTGATTTTCAATAATAGCAGGAATTTTTACAAGTGCTTTAATTCCTTTCCCACTTGGTGAAATCCAAGTACTAAAAATATAATCATCATCTGAAATTGAATTTTTAAAATCAATTGCATCCTGTTGTGTTTCAAATTTATCAAAATCTAAAATACAAAGCCCTGAATGTTCTTTAATACCAGCTATTGAACGATATTCAAACACACCATTAAAACACACACCGGGTAATTTACTTTTATTTTTATCGTATTCTATTTTAGATAAAGTTCTTAACCAATCTATTGTTTCTTTACTTTTACCTTGTTTAATTCTTTCAAGACAAAATAAAACATCCTTTGTAAAACCATTAGATACATCAGTTGCTTTTTTGTATATTGTTACGTTACACATATTTTATAAAAAGTTAATGCCACTCAAACACGCTGGAAGTCGTGAAAGAGTGGCATTGATAATATTTTTTCAATAGCTTCCAGACTACAATACAAATATAGTATTTTTTATATTATAAAATACTATTTAAATAAATTATTTTATAATATAAAAATATCTTTTACCATTTGCGTTTTTACTTGTATAAATATAATTATTTATAAAAGCCCAATTTTTTATTAATAAGGTATTTCTTTTTGGAGAATAATTAAATTTTTCAAAATGTTTATTAATATCATTATTATAATATTTTGTATTTATAACAAATAACTCATTACATTTTTCATAAAATAATTTTTCATCACCATATTTTTCAACATCACCAGGATTAAAAATATTTAATATTGAATTACTAGTATTTCTGTACCAATCATTAGAAAATAAATCTAATGTTTTTTCTCTTAATATTTTTTGTACTTCTAAATGTTTCATTTTTTTTAAGTTTAATTATATTTTGTAAATATACAAATAATACACTTATTAATTATAAAAAAACGTTTTTATTTTTTAAATGTTTTTAATTAGTACATTTTATATTTATAGTTTTTAAAAAGATACTAGACTTAAACCCAATAAATACAAAGGTTTTTATATCAATAGTACCCTTTTTCACTTTTTTTTGACTTTTTTGAATTAAAAAAACATTTTTTTTTATTTTTTCTTTTCTCTATAATATAGTAGGGTATATCAAAGTGTTTTTGTGTACTATTGTTTATTTAAAAAAACGGTCATTTATTTTAGTACTTCAGTACTGAACATAAAAAAACCCTCAATTAAGAGGGTTTAATATAGTTGTGTTGTATTTGTATTTAAAACTCTAAATCATCGCCATCAGGATCGTTACCTAAAGCCTCGTCTTCCATTGTTTCAGTTGGTTCTGATTTCACTAAATACGCTTTTAAATAAGTTTCCAATATTCCAAATGCATTATCGGCTAAATCCATTTCACTTTCTGAAAGTGATTTGTCAAATTCAAATACTGGAGTGTAATATTTAACAGCCCCTTTTTTGCCTTCTAAAGAACTTTTAATATTTACCCACTCATCAGGAAGTCTTTGTCTATTTTTGTTTGTAAAATCGCCCCAAGATTGACAAGAAGCCCCTTTAAGTTGTAAGTTAGCAAGTGAGCCATCTTCTAACATAATGTAAATTGATTTTACATAGTGCGCTCCCGCTGCTTTTACTTTTTCTTTAATGTCAGAGTAAAGCCCTTTTGCAATTTCATTACCTTTAAACGGTTTAACGGTTAAAATTTCCTTTGAAATAAACTTAACCTCGTTTGAATAAATTGCGCTTTGGCAACTATCAGACCAACCTTTTACGGTGTGCATTTCATCAAGTGCAAGAAATTTAAAAGGTAAAGGAATTGCGACATTTAATTTTGTTTCTTTGTCGTAGTAAGAAAACTGTTTGTCATTTGATTTCCATTCAATAAATTTTGTTGAAGGATTTGACTGTGGTTGAGCGAATGCGCTTCTTCTGTTTGAAGTACTCATAATGTATAATTTATATAAGAGGTCGAATTACGTTGGCGACCCCATCCAACTGTTATTATGAACTGTAAATATAGTTAATTAAATTGAATTATCAATAAAAAAAGGAATTAAAACGATATAGCCAAACTTGACTTTCTCGGAGTTGTTGAAACTTTAGGCACTTGATTTCCGTAAGCGTCAAATGTATCTTGTTTAAGAGCCATTTTTAACTGTTCGGTTCTTGCGTCTAAATCTTTTTTAATAGTGGCGTAAACCTCGTCTTCTATGTAATTAGCGGTATCGCCACCGCTTCGGAATGTACCTTTTAAACCGAACGCTTCAAAGTTTTCTTGCGGGATTACTTTCATTAATTCTAAATTAATAATTTCTAAGGCTTCAACCATTCTTTTGGCTTGTGCTAATAGTTCAAATTTGTCTGTTTCACCAGCGTCAAGAATATCAGTAATAAACTTCTTTGCTGAAAATTGGATCTCCTTTTTGTTTGGAAGAAAATTTGATGTTTGAATTTCTTGTTCTCGCATCATTAAAAATAAATCTTTACTCATAATATTTTAAATTAAAAAACTCCCTCTATGACCGCCAAGTGCAAAGAGAGAGTTAGTTATAAATTCAATCTTGGCGGATTTGTTATGCAAATATACTAAAATAACTCTTTAGAATGATTATAAATTACAATTGTTCTAATGTTAAAAAATTCATTTTGCTTTGATATATTTCTGTGGTTCTGGTTACGTAAATAATATCAGGAAAAAACAAACCTTTAATTCTCCTTTTACCTTGATTTAAAGACCAGATATGTTTTATGATTATATCAGTATCTTTTTCGCTATAAAAGTTCGTTACAAATGAGCTTTTAATTTTATCACTAAAACAAGGTTTAATATTTAGTCTATGAATATGTGCGCTTATTGTCGAACCTGCTCGATTTGCTTTCTCTGCAATTTGCTTTACTGTTTTCATCTCACTTCAATTTCACGAATTAAATAATCTCTAACTTGCAAATATTCAGTATTGGCAAATCCTAATATTTCGCCATTGTCAAGAACTAGATTAACCAGTTCAATACATTCATCGCGTTCAAACCTTTTATTCCTTCCTTTCGCCTCTGAGTACTTTTCCATTCGTGCAGCGAGAAGTAATTCCGCATCTTTATAACGATGTGTTGCAATTACTTTTCTTAGTGTTTCAATTCCTTTCATGATTGCAGGTCGTTTAGAATTTCTTTTAATAATTCAGTAGCCTCTTTGATTTGCGCTTTTAAAGTAGCGTTTTCCTTTTGCAACGCCTCAATTTGAAAACGTTGCATTTCTCTTAAATCTTCCATTTTATTTTTTGTTTGGTTTTTCGTGTATGCTTTCAATTCGCTTGTGAACGATGTTTAACTCTTTAAAGTTATGTAATACTTCTTGCAATGTTTCAGCTTCTAAAATGATACTTAAATCAGTTGCTTCATCGTTCTTTTCGGTCCAATAGGTAATTTCAAATGTTCTCATGATTAGTTTAATTTAAAATAAGAGTTAAGGTTTACAACATCAAAGTTTACACCATGCATATCACAAAGTTGTATAGCGGTGTGAACGTTAATATCTAACCATGAATAATTACTTTTTAAATCTGTTGTAATTTTTTCCGTTAGTGTTGGATAAAGTACTGCATACTGTTGTAATGCTAAGTATGCGCTTTCTGTTAATTGGTCAAATAATGTTTTCATGATGTTTAATATAAAATTCTAGTTAAAAAATATACTGCAACGATTGCAATAAAATAAATTTGGTATTTCTGTTTTGATAAAAATGCTTTCATAATATTTGTTTTAGTGATTATTGCAGTTGGTAGGATACTGCACCCCTATATTGTTATTTAGTAATATGAATTTAAAATTGCACTTGCTACAATCATTGCCTCGTCTGTAGTTTCGTATAAATCAGAAGTAGCTAAAAAATCTAATTCATTAAAAAAATAAATTCTTTTTTCGTCAACGTGTATAACTGCATTGTCAGTTGTTACATTTACAATTTGTTTAACTCCCATATGAGTAAACCATTTGTAATTTTTGTTATTTAATTTTTTTAACGTTTCAATGTTTAAAGTTTTCATAATATTTGTTTTAGTGTTTCGCTTTATTGCTGGTACAAACATACATCGACTATAAACACTGTACAAACTTATTCGATGAAATGCAAGTAAATCCGATTAACTACATAAAGCATAAAGAAAAGGACATAAAAAAACCTACATTTAAGTAGGTTTATGATTTTATATTATTCTATAACGCCTCAGGAAATACCAAATCGGGATCAGCAACAGAAACCAAAGTAACCAGTAATAAGAGGCTTGTTTATCAATGTTTTTTATTTCCGCTTTCTTTTCACGTTTAATATCTATTTTAACCGCTTTACGTTCTATTTTAACAACGTTCTTCTTTTCCACTAACTTTGTAACCTTTGCAGTTTTTTTCCACTTAATACGTGTGTTTGTGTATTTTTTTCCATTAACGACCATTTCTTTAGTTGTGTCGATGGGTTCTATAATCAATTCGCTTGTACTATCAATTTCTACAACGTTAATAATGGTGTTATCTGTTGTGATAGTTTTTGAAGTATCGACTATTGCAATTTGTGTTTTATCTTCCGTTTTTGATTTTTGCACTTTGCGAGATCCACAACTGAATAATAAAATTGTGCTAAATAATAATATTGTTTTTTTCATAATTTTATATTTATTATATTTCTTTCGCAACCCATTTTATGCGCTCCGTTTTGCAAATTGCAATATTTGCATATTCCATTATCCCAGAATAAAACACAATTATAAGCGTCTAATTCTCTATTAAATTGACCGTATGATTGTCTAAATTCATTTGCGGGTGCTGTAAATCTAAAACAATATTTTTTTGATGGGCAAAGACTATCTTCGCATTTTGTTATATCTGCCATTTTATTTAAATTTTAAGTTAATAATTGACCTATAAACCTCGTTTACAAATTCTCTATTTTGACCTCTTTCGTAATAGAAAGTCATTACTTTTTTTATTCGATATTCTGGTGTGTGTTTTTTCATTTTTTATTTTCTTTTACAAATTCGTCTAATCCCTGTAATATAGTTTCTTGACAAAATCCAATACTTAACAAAAGATTGTTTAATATTTCAATATATTCATCAATTAGTAAAACATCGTTTTCAGTTTCAACAATAAACTTTTTCCCGTAACTTTCTATTGATATTTTCATAGTTTAGTTTTTAATTATTGGCACTTTATTTGATTTGCTGCCGTTTTATAGTTTAGAAAATAAAATTGTGTTGTGATTTTTGGTTATCGAAATAATTGAAAAATGTAAAACTACTTATTGAATTTTGGAAGTTTGTTTGTACCCAATTTGATGGTGGTGAAAATGCTCCGAAATTTTGATACTCGAAATGTTTTGAAGTTGAACTATCAAACATTAATTGGTGACTATCTCCTTTGCTAAATTCAATCTTAAAACCGTGTAGTTTGTTTTCATCAATATAATTTTTTATCTTTTCAATTTGGTTACTATCCAATACTGGTTTAAATCCAAACTTTAAACTTTTGTCATCTTTACCGTGTGTTAATATAAAACAACGTTTATCTATAATGTAATGGTCAATGAATTTTCTTTGATTTGTTACAGTAACACTATCAGGATATTTTAACTCAACGTATGATTTAAAAGCTGAATTTACGATATATCCAAAACTTCCAGCGTGATTATCATTACAGATATTTACGCATTGGATTTCATTGTAAAATGGCATTAAACTATCTATTAATTTAATCTTAAATAGTAACCCAATATCAAAGGCTTTTTGATTATCCATATTTTGCGGTAATGCGTGACCGCCTCGAGTTGTAAAACCATCCCATCCATCCATAAAGTCGCCTAATTCGTGAATGATTAATTTTGAACTTTTGGCATTTGCGACTACGTAATTAACAACATCTTTTAATCGTTTGTTTAATTCGGTTTCATCCCAATTGCCACCGTAAAGAGAATACCCATCAGGATTTACATTCATCCCTACGTGTACATCGGTTATAACTAAACGGTCAAAATCTGCGTTATCTTGCTCTTTTCTTTTATACGTGGGTAAAATTGGCTGTATTTTACTCTCGAATATTTTTAAGAAGTCAATTTCGTTTTCTGCTTTTTCTTCACCACTTTCATAAAATACAATGTTGTAATAAGGTACGCCCGTGTGTGAAACTAATTTAAAACTTTTTACCTTATCAAAATCTAACTTCCAATATTTGCAGTAAGTTTCAATATCCATTATCCCACCGTTTGGTGAAATAGCTGTAAAGCCTACTCTTTTACTTTCGTATAGCGGTGTAATTGTTTCGCTTTTCTCGCCCTTAATTTCGATGTATTTAGTAAATAGTTTTTCGTTTAATCGATACCGCTTAGCCTTGTTTAAAACAAGTCCTAAAAGTTGTGCGGTTTCATCTGAAATAGTTAGTCGTTTTTTCATACAACAAACTTACATAAAAATATTTACTTTGTATTTAGAATGATTATAAACAACGTGTAATACTTTTTAGTATTACTATTTATATTATATTTGTAAAAGAATTATAACGTTTCGTGGCTTGGTGTCTGTTATTTTGCCTTGCAGATACTTCAAGCCTTAGATAAAATTTATAGGCAAAATAATAGCACCAAACCGCTGTTAGTGGCTGGTGCGGTAAATTAAACTAAAATGTCAGAACATAAGAAAGCAATTAACTCAGATGAAGCATGGAAAATTCAGGAACAATATGAAGGAAAGCCTCACGGATGGGTGCAATGGAAAGGAACTGATGTGTGTATGGATATTCATTGTAAATGTGGACATCATTCTCATATAGACTCAGACTTTGCGTATCACGTTAAATGTCCAAAATGTGGAACGGTTTATATGTGTAATGGACACATTGAATTAATAGAATTAGAGCAAGAGCCTAAAAATTGCGTGATTGTTCCTGAATTAGACGAGGAGTAGCACTTGCCACTAACGTTTTGCAGATTTGCGAGGGTTGGGACTTTTACCACAAAAATAAATTTGAAACACAAAATTATGGATTTACTAAAAATATTATTTGAAAAACGACACCCCAACTCTTGCAAATGTGCTGTTAGTGGCTGGGTGTCTTACGATTGGAATAAACCCGAAACACGCCCAACTAAATACGGAAAATACTTTGTTCACCGTAAAGATGGTAAAACACATTTGGAAACTTGGAACGGTAGCGGTTGGGCGTATAATGGAAATGTAATTACGTTTTGGATGGAGGTTATACCACCTTGCCACTAACGTCCTGCGGCTTTGTCTTGTTGCCGAAAATACAAGACCAACTTTAAATTAAAAACAGAAAATGGAAACACAAACTGAAAATCAAATTGATGACCAAAACGGCAATAAGTCAAAACCGCTGTTAGCGGAGGTTATTTCTCGTGAAGAATATCTAAATGCTTTGGAATTAATTGATAAGTATCATAGACAAAGTGAAGTAATTACCGTAAAACCTGATTTCAACAAGTCAATATCTAATTCTGAACGGGGCGATTTTGTCATTTGCAAATATGTAAATGGAGCAAATCAAAAATGTTTAACAAAAGGTAAAACTTATGAGATAATTGACTTTTATGGATGGAAAAATTCTAAAGATGATTTTTACATTATAGATGACAATGGTAAAAGAAAAAGATATGATGTGTGCAGTGTTCAGTTTTCTGCTGTGTAATCTCCGCTAACGTTTGTCGCTTGTGGTAGTTGGGAAAAGAAATCCCGAAACCTCGAATAATTACTAATTTTAAAAACACAAAACAATGTCACAGTTAAAGACCGATACCCAATTACCACAAACGATTGTTATGCCTAGTGCTTATATCCTTTCGGAGCAAATAAGTTTATATGGCGAACCCGATTGCATAGGATTTGGGAATAAAGAATTTTATGTAAAAGAAATACAAAGAGATTTAGCAATTGACGTAATTATCAAAAATCATTATTCTAAAAAAGTCTATAACGGAACTTATATAAATTTAGGAGTTTTTAATAAAAACGGATTAATGGGAGTTTTGCAATATGGTTATGCAATGAACCCCGCAAGTTGTGCTAGCGTTGTAAAAGACACCTCAATGGATGAATATTTAGAGCTTAATAGAATGTGGTTAAGCGATGAAATAGAAATTAAATATCCCGAAAGCCGTGCAATATCCTTTTCAATAAAATACATTAAAAGAAAGTTTCCAAAAATAAAATGGATTCAATCATTTGCAGATGAAAGATGTGGTGGTTTTGGAATAGTTTATCAGGCGTGTTCATTTGATTTTTATGGCGAACATAAATCTACTTTTTGGGAACTTGACAATGTTGTCTATCATAACAGTATGATGACAAGTAAAAAAGCGGGTGGGAAAAAATATGATTTATTACAAGCTAATAAAGAAAGATGTACAAGCCATACATTAAGACAATTTCGTTATATTAAATTTCTTAATCAAAAATGGAAGAAAAAATGTCTATTGGAACAAAAGCCGTATATTAAGCACTATGCGGTGCATTAGGCATAACTAATTGCTTGGCGCATAAAATGTATTACAAATCAATTAAAACACTATTAAACTATGCAAATATTCACTGAACAAATATCGCTTAAAATAAGCGCTACACAAAAGCAAACATTAGAAAAGTTAGAGAAAAGGAAAATCAAAGTTTCCCAATTCATTCGGGATGCAATTAAAGAAAAATTACAACGTGATTGTAAAGAATTAATTGTAAAGCCTAAAAAGATAAACGTTCCTTTTTAAGGTTATAGCTTTAAAAAATATTTTTATTTTAAGGTTATAGCTTGAAAATTATTTACTAAAATAAACACTACTTTCTTTAATTCGTCGTTTTGTAAGTCCATCAACAACCTTGCCCCCAGCTTTATTCCATCGCAAAAATTCTTTCGCTATGTTTCCATCGTTGGTGTTGATTTTTACTAACCTTAATAAAGTTGAATTTGTTAAGGCTTGAACTCCTAGATTAAAAGCGAATGATACCAATGCATTAAATTGATTTTGTGTTAATCCTGATGGCACTATTTTAGACACTTTAAGAGCGAAACTATCAGCGATTACCTTTAGCATTTCATTTGCCTTTTCTTGCGTAATAGGAGCGTCTGACATAGTTACCTTTACACCATTTGTATAAAAGGTATTCCCGTAACCAATAGTCGGAACTTTTGCCGAACACAAATAAGGTTTAAGACTTAAACCCTCGAAAGTTTTTATAAGCTCGTAGCCTTGTAAATTCAGTTTCATATTGTTTTTTTTAGTTTATTAACTTCCGCTTTTAACTTTTCGTGGTCGAGTTGAAGTTTATTATATTTCGCCTCAAGTTCATTATGTAAGCGTTCCCAATTTTGTGAAACTTCTATTTCTTTTGCGTATGATAATTGAATTTCATTAAACTTATTTTGAAGTTCTCGATTATGCTTTCTTATTTCAGATAATTCAGCCATAACCTCTGACATCCTATCTTTGTAATCACTAAGAAAACCATCGTACATTAACTGCATCGAAGATACTGCATCTGTTTTAGCTTTCATCTTACCACCGAATACCCACGCAACTGGAACTGAAATATATCCTATTAATGCTAACCAATTGTCTGCTAAAAAATTCATTCGTTTATTGTTATTTTTGATTTAAAATTATCCTTTGTCATATAAGCAAGTAATGCTGAACCGCCTATTTTTATTATTGTTATCAATCCGTTATTCAATCCAAAATCTTGTAGGATATTATATTGAGCATCGATTAATACGGTTATTAACCAACTAATTACCACCCAATATTCTTTTAAAAATGCTTTTATTTTATCCATAAGTTTAATATAATTACGGTTAATAAAGC